AAGCGACTTCCAGAGCCTAAGAACTTTGACATTGACGTCTCTGTCAACCCTACCCAATCCGGTACCCTAACGCTGCTTTCTGGCATTGCGCAGGGTACCGACATTGGCCAACGTGTTGGCAATAGCATCTTTGTCACTGATGTTCGAATCTCTGGACGCGTTGTTATCAACGCTGCTGTGACAAGCTTTTCAACTGCGCGTATGATTCTCTTTCGGGATAATGAAAATTCTGGTGCGGCACCAGTGTTGGGTGATGTGTTGGAGTCTACTGGCTCTGCAGTTGTCACCCGGTCGCCCAAGAACTATCTTAACCGTAAGCGTTTCACGTTCCTCCTTGACGAACTCTTCGTGCTCGCCCCAGGCGCATCCCCAGCGCTGCCTATTGGCAGTGATATGAGGATTAACCGTGAGGTCTTGTACCGAGGGACCGGCAATACAGTGGCTGCTTCTGCAGAGGGCACGCTGTATTTGTTGGTCGTCAGTGATGAGGCAACGAATACCCCAAACTTGACCGTGTATATCCAGTACCAGTTTACTGACAATTAGTCCTATTAACTAGTCTTCAGCCTGGTCCGGTGTAGTAAGATCAAGGACACTGAGTCCCGCCTCTGAGGGTTAGATGAGGGTGGTCACAACGCTTTTGTGACATGATGGAAAACATGACAAACCCCTATGGTAGCACCGTTACTCCCAACCATCACCCCCTTTATACTTCGGTGCGTGAGATGTGATGAGACTAAGTCCGAGATCGTGACCTCTTGAAGCTCAAAACAGGTAGCATTTTACGTTGGTGAGGTGGCAAGGGATGTCAGCCAAAGTTACTGGTTTTGTGGGCGCAAGTTGCGTCGCCTGCTTGATAGTGATGAAGAGGGAGGAAATCTATGGTCTAGTATCCTTCCTGGTTGAGGCTACCTCGTACGAACCGCAAGTTACGTCGGACGTTGCGAGGGATGCCTTTTCCACCGTTCAAGTCCCCGAGCCCGCGCTGGTCTCGGGGCATACCCATGCAACCGCTGCTGCAGCCCGTGATTCTGCCACGCGCTTTGTTCGGAAACTCGCTCTCCATACAGGAACCCGTGTGTTCTCATTGGAGATGTCGAAGTCCGATCAGCGCAAAGGCTTACACGGTACGCGGCAGTGGCGTTGGCCCAAGGACGTTAATGCGGAAAACCGCAACGACGAACCTGGGCCATACGATGTTAAGGTAATTGTGGACGTCGATTATTATATCGACATGCCGGACCTGCTAGCCAAGGAGGCGAAGCCAGTGGTGTTGTACACTTGTGTACCATCGGAGGCTGCGTTCTCTGGAGCTGAGGACATGGCTGTCTGCTTTGATGCTGACGGAAGTTTGTTGACGAAGGTTGCTGGAGGGGGGCAATATAGTCATCACCTATGGGATTACGGATCAGATGCCATTTTGGCAACGAAGACGTTTTTGGGAATTCCTTATCGCACCGTGGCGTATGCCGTGGAGCGTAAACAGGTAACCCCGCACCGGCAGTTGATCTTACTAGCACCGATCCGGGTGTTTAGTGGAGTCTCTGCCGTTCTTGCTAGGCTTGTCCTGAAGGAACAGCCGCTTAGGCGGTTTAACCCGATCGTCTCGACACCCAGCGGGAACTTCGTGAGGTTCCTCGTGCACCGCTCCGGAGGCACGAGCTACACCACAGGGCGCCCGCTGAGTTATCTGGCCGCGACAGTTGACGCTGATGTTGACTCTGCCATCGCCACGGTGGCACGGCTTGGGACCACAAATCTCATGCTGCCCACTGTCGCTAGTTGGCTTCCAAAGGATCACCGAAAGCAGGCCGCGCTCCTGACGGAATACCATCGGGCCGCAGTCGGGACGAAAGTACCGACTGTGTACCCAGTGGAGCTAGGGGTTCGTGCTTATCAGTACGAACCCAAGCAGTACGATCAGGATGCGAGGCCCAAGTTGCAGGCTTTCATGTCACCCTTGGTGCACGGGGCATTCGCCCCGGTGCCCAACGATGCAGGAGAGCGCCGGTGTGTGGAGGGTCGGGTAGAGGAGCTGAAGAAACCCGAGCCAAAACCAAATACTTACCGAGACAAATGTATGGAAGAGTTTGTTGACTTCGTGTGTGGTAACACGTTGTTAGAACCAGTTGACCACCAAGTGGTGGTGGATAAGCAAACCAAACCAGCCCAAAAACTGTCGCTTTCAAAAGCGATGGTAGCGGGTGAAACTCTCAAGAGAATGTTGAAG